TAAGTCGGAATTTGCCTCATTCTTACTTCCGGCTTGGATGGTGGGCCGTGATCCAAAACTCAAGATCATTCAAGCAACCCACACGGGCGAACTCGCAGTAAGATTTGGTCGTAAAGCTAAAAATCTTATCGACTCGGAAGATTATACAAAAATTTTTAAAACAAGATTACAAGAAGATTCCAAAGCAGCTGGTAGGTGGGAAACTGCACAAGGTGGTGAATACTTTGCAGCTGGTGTTGGTGGTGCGATCACAGGTCGTGGTGCTGATCTATTAATCATTGATGATCCACATTCAGAACAAGATGCAATGTCTCCTACAGCTTTAGAGTCTGCTTACGAATGGTATACATCAGGTCCACGTCAGCGTTTACAACCTGGTGGTAAAATTATTTTAGTTATGACTAGGTGGAGTAATAAAGATTTAACTGGTAAATTAATACAAAATCAAAAAGAACCCAAAGCTGATCAGTGGGACGTGGTCGAGTTTCCAGCAATCATGGACCACGGATCAAAGTCAGCTGCTCCTGTGTGGCCAGAATATTGGAAGTTAGATGAGTTAGAAAAGGTTCAAGCAACACTGCCCACGGGCAAATGGAATGCACAGTGGATGCAGAATCCAACAGCAGAAGAAGGTGCAATATTAAAACGTGAATGGTGGAAAACCTATGAAGGTGATACTATTCCACAACTACATCACGTCATACAATCTTACGATACCGCGTTTTTAAAAAAGGAGACAGCTGATTACAGTGCAATAACTACATGGGGAATATTTTATCCTGATCAAGATAGTGGTGCCAATCTTATACTACTTGATGCTATCAAAGGTAGATATGAGTTCCCTGAACTTCGAAGATTGGCTCTTGAACAATATAAATATTGGCAACCAGAATCGGTTATTGTTGAGGCTAAAGCTAGTGGTTTACCACTAACCTATGAACTAAGGAACATGGATATACCAGTTGTAAACTTCACACCATCAAAAGGCAATGACAAGCACGCTCGTGTAAATGCTGTTGCACCTTTGTTTGAATCTGGTATGATATGGGCGCCTGAGCAGAAATTTGCAGATGATGTCATTGAAGAGTGTGCTGCATTTCCTTATGGTGATCATGACGATCTTGTGGACTCAACCACACAAGCCATCATGCGATTCAGACAGGGCGGTCTGATCGGACACCCTGAAGATTATATCGACGAAAAAGTCGATCAACGTAAAAGGAATTATTATTAATGGCTATGTTTACATTACCGCAGATGATCTCAAGACTGACAAAAGGTTTTGTTAAATTTACTGGTAGAAAACCAGATGGACTAGAGAAGATAAAAATTAAACAAGAAGCATTAGAGAGAATCAAACAACAAGATAAAGTTGTCGATATGGAAGGCAACGTAATTGATACATCTAAAGGTATTATGGGCGGTAAAGAGATGAAAGCCATGGGTGGTCGTATTGGTTACAAAGACGGACCTGATCAACCAGGCAGAAGAAAGTTTATGAAAATTATGGGAGGTCTTGCAACTATACCTTTCGTTGGTAAATTTTTTAAAGGTGCAAAGACTGCTGCACCAGCAGTAGAAAAAGCTGCAGAGGTAGCTGGACAAGCGCCATCATATTTTTTTGATTTGGTTGCTAAGATTAAAATGTTTGGTAAGCCAGGAATATCTATTGGTCCAAGACAGAATACGATGAATTATAAAAATTATGAATTAATGGAAGATGTATCAACAGGTGATTTAAGAATTACAAAACAAAAAGGCGATCCTGAATTTAATTACGAAGAAGAAGTAATGGAATATAGAAAAGGTCAGAGAACCGAAGACGGTGTTATACCTGACGAGTATGGAGAAGCAACTATCAGACCTGACATGGACGGTAAGATGAAAGATTTTGAAGATGGTATTGAACCAGATAGTATTAAAGAAATTATAAAAGAGGCAACTAAAGAAGCACCATCAATTAAAAAAGCAGGTGGTGGTATTGCAAAGATGCTAGGAGAATAATGAAAGATTTATTAGCCACTATCGATTTGTATGATGACGATGATACACGAGTAGGTTTTGCTAAAGGAACACAACAAAGTAGAACTGCTGCTGGAACTTTTGATAAAGTTTATAACATGGCAGAGATTAGAAAATTAGGTAAGGAACTTAATGTAAGTGAAGTTGTAGACGGAGTTAAACTAGATCCTGATAAATTTAGATCAAATGTTACTAAAGCAAAAGCAAGAACAGACTTTTATAAAAATCAATTTAAATCTTTATCACCTAAAAAACAAAAAGAATTTAAAAAAGATTTTATGAAACAAATAGCTAAACACCAAGATGGTGGGTTTTATATCTCTGCAGCAAATAGAGTTCCTAATGCTAAGTTAGTAAAAAAATATTTTCCAAAAGCAAATGATGCAAATAAAATTGTTACAAGTATAAATGGTATTTTACTTAATGAGTTTAAAAATAAAGGTAATGTTATTAAAACATCTCCAAAAGCAAACGCTAATGCAATTAGAATGGAAGATATGAGAAAAATAACAAACCCAACTTTTGAAACAGCAGAAGGGGTTCAGGGAACTAAAGGAGCAAGTTTACAACACGTTGCTTCTAAAAACAGATTAGTTACATTAAATAATTTAGCCTATCTAGAAAAAAAATTAAACTCTAGTATGTCTCAAAACGATAAAAGAATAAAAATAATTGAAAAAGAAGTAGATAAATTAATTAAAAATAAACCTAAAAATTATGTAGAAAGAGTTAATGCACTAAACACTGAAGGTATGGCTCTAGCATCTGGGTATATAAAAAAAGATGGTAAAATAGTTAAGGGTCCAACAGCAGGATATTCTGAATTTAGAATAAAAGATCCTTTAAATGAAAAACTTTCTTACTTTGGAAAAGATGATCTTAAAACAATATTACCTGATAAAGATTCAGTTTTAATTCAACAAGATGCGGATCTCATAGATAAACCTGTTAAGGATATGTCGCCTAAAGAGTTAAAGAGAGCTACTGAAATAGCTAAAAAAAAACAAATTGATTTTAGAAAAACAATGTCAGATGGACCTACACTTGGAATGAATTTAGGTTTGTTTAGAGGTCTTGGTGAAGCTGTAAAAGCTGTACCAACTCCACTCGGTACAGCTGCACTAACAGCGGGAGTGGGTATTGATCCAAAATCTTCAATTGATAGAGCAAGCATTGCAGCAGAAGCTGCCTTTGCTCCAGCACTTGTACAACAATCTGCAAAGATGGGAGCTGCACAAAGATTTTTTAATTTAGGCTTACCCGCTAAAACTGCATTAAGACTTGCAAGACTAGCTTCACCAATTGGGATTGCTGCTTTAGGTGCAGAGGGTTTATATCAAGCAGGTAAGTTTACTAAAAAACGAATGGGTGAATTAAAAGCAATGTCACCAGAACAAAGACAAGAATTAAGAAGTGAAGGAGCAAGACAAGCGTTTGATCCTTTCATGGCTGCAGGTGGTGGTATTGCAAAAGAAGCAGGCGATCCATCAGGCAGACCGCCAGAATCAGGACCACAACCTCAAGGGTTGCTATCCCTTAAAAACCGTGCTAGAAACTACTAGGAGTAATATATGGCAGAAATAGACAAAGGACTCCCGAACACAAAATCTAAACTTGAAATTCCTGCAGAAGAGGAAATACAAGAGGTTGCAGTTCAGGAGCAATTAGAACAAGAAGAAAATCCAAAAATAGAAGTTACACCAGAGGAAGATGGTGGCGTAACATTAGATTTTGAACCAGGATCAATTAATGTACCTGGAACAGAAAATCATTTTGATAACTTAGCAGACCTTTTACCAGACGAAGTTTTAGAACCAATAGGTGGTGATATGGTTCAAAATTTTATGGACTACAAAGCATCAAGAAAAGATTGGGAATCATCTTATACAACTGGATTAGATCTTTTAGGTTTTAAATATGAAAACAGAACAGAACCATTTCAAGGAGCTAGTGGTGCAACTCACCCAGTGTTAGCTGAAGCGGTTACACAATTTCAAGCACAAGCTTACAAAGAATTATTACCAGCAGATGGACCAGTAAGAACACAAGTTATTGGTATTAAAAATCCACAAACAGAACAACAGTCTGTTCGTGTTAAAGACTATATGAATTATTTAATTATGGATCAAATGAAAGAATATGAAGCAGAGTTTGATGCTATGTTATTTCATTTGCCATTAGCAGGATCAACATTTAAAAAAGTTTATTACGATGTTCCAATGGGCAGAGTTGTATCTAAGTTTGTGCCTGCAGATGAACTAGTTGTACCATACACAGCAACAAGTTTAGATGATGCAGAATCTGTTATTCATGTTATTAAAATGTCAGAAAATGAATTACGTAAACAACAAGTAAATGGTTTTTATAGAGATATAGATTTAGCACCACCAGGTAATGTTGAACAAAACTCAGTTGAGAAAAAAGAAAAAGAATTAGACGGAACTAAAAAAGTTGGTAAACAAGACACAATGTATACTCTATTAGAGTGTCACGTTAATTTAGACTTAGAAGGTTTTGAAGAGGTTGATGCACAAAATGAACCAACCGGAATAAAATTGCCCTACATAGTAACTGTAGAAGAAGGCAGCCGATTAGTTCTCTCCATCCGGAGAAACTATGCGCCCGATGATCTAAAGAAAAATAAAATCCAATATTTTGTCCATTTTAAATTTCTGCCAGGACTAGGA